AAAGAAACTTATACCGAAGAAAAGGAGATTCAATCACATGGCATTAACAAGAAAGTATCTGCAGGGTATGGGATTGACCGAGGAACAGGTCGATGCAATCATCGAATCCAATGAGGAGACGATAAAAGGCTTAAAATCCGAGATCGCAAGATACAAGGCTGATGCTGAAGGCAAAGAGGAAATCCAGAAGGAATTGGATGAACTCAAGAAGAAGAAGCCAGAAGACGATCCAACCGAGTTAGAGAAGGTAAAGAAGGATCTTGCTGATAAGACAGCAGAATTCGAGAAGTACAAGGCTGATATTGACGCAAAGGAAACCAAAGTCAAGAAGGAAGATGCATATCGCAAGCTTCTGAAAGAGGCAGGAATTGGTGAAAAATACTTTGATATCGTGGTCAAGGCTTCACAGGATAAGATCGATTCTATTGCTTTTGATAAGGAAGGAAAAGTCAAGGATTCTGACAAGATCACTGCAGAAACGAAGGAATCGCTGTCTGCTTTTGTCGTAACAACACAGCAGAAGGGCGCAGTAGTATCAAATCCTCCCGGAAATAATAACGGTGGTGGAAGTGAGCAGAAGCCTTCAAGAGCTGCAGAGTTATTCAAGCAGCATACGGAAAGTATGTACGGCAATAAAGACAAGGAGGAATAAGAAATGTCTTTTATTGAGAGAAATGCAACACAGGGCAAGATTTATGCTCCCGGATGGTTTCTCGCTCATGAAGAGTGCGAGAGAAAGACCTATGAGATAGCACAGGTAGGTTCTGTTACTGATGCAAATGGCGGTAAGTATGTCCCTATGGGAACACTTTATTCTATCACTACAGGCGAAGGTGCGTCGGCTGTTACTGACTATATCGGTTTTGTCTATGAGGATGTAGATGTATCGTACGGAAATATGCCCGGTTCAGTAGTAACTAAGGGAACTGTTTATGAGAACAGACTTCCTGCAACGCTGGCACAGGCTGCCAAGACAGCACTCGAGGCTAAGGGTTTTGTATTCATTACAGAGCCTACAGTAACAAGACCGGAGGAGGTATAAGACTATGGGTAAGTGGGAAAGAGATATACTCGGTTTAATCCCGGAGGCTGAATGGCTGAACACAGAGTTCAACCCTACGAGACAGAATGATCCTATTGATGGACTTCTTGGAGATCTTAAGACTGATAACCTTATGGCACAGTGGCAGACGATCGCCTCTGAATATCAGATCCCTGTTATGGCTCAGTTCCATGGATTTGATACAGAGGCAAAGACGACATTCCGTGAGCCTATCGATACTCATAACATCGAGAAGGGTCTTATCAAGGTTAAGATCAACCAGAGCGAGAGAATGAGAGCATTGCTCCATACAGGTGTGCGTGAGGATGCCCTTTATGATTATGTTCTTAATGATGGTATTCGTCTTGCTGATCAGGTCATCACAAGGTCTAAGGTAGCTAAGAATGAACTTCTTGCTACTGGTAAGGTAACAATCAAGGAAAATAACCTTGACCTTACTGATGATTATGGTGTTGATACATCTCAGACAACACTAACGATAAAATTTTACGCTAATATGGATGTTCCTGCTCAGATTCAGGCTATCATCGATGCGGCTCTTGCAAAGGGCGTTACTCTTACAGGTATCGTAACTTCAAGAACCGTTATCACAAAGCTTCGTAACCATGTTTCTATTCAGAAGGCTATTAATGGCAATATGGGCATTGGTGCTATGGTTAAGAGGTCTGCTCTTGAAGCATGGCTTGATGAAGAGTTCGGTATTACAAGAATCGTTACAAACGATCTTACTTATGGTGCAGATGCTTCTATTGGTGCTAATGGAAGACCTGTTATCACCAACAAGAGATACTTCCCTGCTGATAAGATCACATTCTTCGCTTCTGCACCGAGCGGCAAGCTCGGAATTGGTCTGTGGGGCGATCCTCCGGAAGTAGATCTTCCTAACTTCATCAGCGGAAATAACAGCGAGGTTAGTCCTTATGTCTATATTTCACAGTGGTCAGAGAATGATCCTGCTGTTCTGTGGACAAAGGCGAGCGGTCTGTTCATGCCTGTTCTCTACAATCCTTCAACCCTCTGGATTGCTTCTGTTGTTCAGAACGACACTGCTGAGCCTGATGAGGATGAAGGCGGCGAGGGTTGATGAATGGAAAAGATACTGACCGAGATATGTGAAGAAATAAATAACTACTTCTGGAGGACGAAGAGAAAAGTAAAACTCACCATCAGCGGTGGTACGTTTACTGTGGATTTCTTACAGGAGGGTCAATACTTCCGTATTAAGAACAGTATCTTTAATGAGGGCGTTCACAAGTATCCTGCAACGGATCTGATAGATGAAAAATTCGAGGGTGAAATATGGTCGATGGCAGTCCCACAGGCTGTCATTGACCTTGCCTCGGATATTGCTGCATGGCAGGAGAAATACGGAAATGTTGACTCACCTGCTATGTCCCCTTACACATCAGAGAGTTATTCGAATTATTCATATGCCAAAAATGCATCATCCGGTTCCAATGGTGAAGCGGATTCTAATTCTTGGCAGGGTGTTTTTGCATCAAGATTGAATAAGTGGAGG